TCTTGGCCGTCGCGTCCATATAGAGGCGGTACTGCTCAGTGGAGAGACCAAGTTGTCGGGCGCCGCCCTTGGTGGCGTCGGTGACCTTACCCACGTTGTCAGCCCAGACTTGCGCCTTGCCGTTCGTGGTGTCGATGCCCGCGTTGTACAAGTTGAGCGCGGTGTGGATTTCGTCGGTGCGAGCCGTGACCCGCGCCTGAGCGTCTGCAAGCCCAAGTGATGCCCGAGTCACGTCGTCGGTTGCGTAACCAGCAGCGACGGCAGCCGCGAGGGTGCCGTCCTTGGCGAGCTTGTTTGCCTGCTCGGACACGGTCTGGTCATCGATCACGCCCTTGTTGCGGATCAGCGCGTCCGTCAGGGTGTTGACCGCATCCTGGTCCTGCCGGGTCGACTCGGCGTGCGCCGTGAACGCATACACCGCGATAGCGAGCACTGCCGCGATGGCGCCAGCGGCGACGTTCATCACGGCCAGCCCTGTAGCAGCGGTCTCAGCAGAGACGCCCACAAAGTTCAGCGCGGTGCCCAACGCGGTGACGCCGACCGAAAGGATCCCGTAGGCCTTGAATCCCATGAAGACCGAGTACGCGACGGTCGCCAGGTTGGCGAGGACATCCACGGGCAGGGCGTTGATGACGTCCGTGAACACCCGCAGCATCCCGAGGGTGCCCATACCGAGCGGGGCCAGCGCAGCGACCAGGTGCACAGCGGCGGTCACGATGGACTCGACCGACTGCATCACCTGAGGGAAGACCGAGCGGATGTAGTCACCGAACGATACGACGCCCGGTCCGGACATCGCAGCGGCGAACTTGCTCGAGAGATCCAGGACGTACACGCCGACGTCGCGGGCCAGTGGCTCAAGGGCGATGAACGCGGCTACGAGTCCCGCCATCAGGTTGCCCGCGGTCTTGCCCGTGATGACAGAGAACTGACCGATGATGCCGTTCAGGGCGGGCATCTGGCCCTGAAGGGTGGCGACCTCCTTCTGGAAAGGCCCCAGGACGCCAGATGCAGCGGTGTGCCCAAGCGTCGTCAGGTCGCCACTGAGCGTGCCCACCATCGCGGTGTACGCGCCACCCAGCGGTGTCCCGGCCTTCATCTCCCGGCTGATGCCGACGATGGCCAGGATGCCAGCCGCGCCCATCGCACCGAAGCCCACAGCGAGGCCGGCAGCACCGGCAGCCAGGGGGACGATCGCCGGGCCAAGACCGACGATCGCCATGGACAGCAGGCCCATGCCCTTGCCCGCATCCTTGCCGGACTGGGCAATCTTCTTATTGCCCCCGTCAACCTTGTCCTCAGACGCAGCAACCGCAGCGAGTTTCGTCTCAGCGGCGCCAGAATCCACCTTGACGTCGACGTTCACGTTCTTGCCATCGAGGCTGTCAGCCAACGCCTGAGCCTTGGCGATGCCCGACTCGAAGTCGGTGATCGTTAGGCGAAGCGTCCCGATGATCGCCCCGGCCGAGGTTTCGCTCACTGCGGACCTCCTTCGGGTTCTGGATCTTTGGCGAAGTGGCGGGACAGGCGGGTGTCAGCAACCATCAGCCCGGTCAGGTAGGCAAAGAACGCCGACCACGTCAGGCTGAGGTCCGTCTCGTTGGGCAGGCGAATCCCGTACTCGCTGGCGAAGTCGGCCACGATCAGCGGCCATTGGGCGAACAGGGTCAGGACCGAGACGCCTTCGCCTTCACCGCCGCCTTGCGGGTCGAAGCCCTCCGGGAACTCGTACCACTCGAAGAGGCCTGTTGCCGGGTCTTGGGTGCCGCGACCGTACTGGGCTGCGTCGGCTGCGCGGTCGCCTGAATGGCCGCCATCGCGGCGGCCAGTGCTTCCGGGGGGATACCCGATTTCCAAACCTTCTCGGCCATTTCACGGCCCTGCGTGACGTCGGCCAGGGTCGCAAACGCGATCCGGGTCATGGCCTCGATTGGCGCGTCGTCCGCCTTCATCTGCTCCCACACATCGCCCAGGACGAACTCCCAGAGGGCATCCGCGCCCTTGGTATCCATCGTGTGGTCGGTGCCTGCGAGCATCCCTTGAAGCCGAACGCCCTTCAGGTACCCGAGGGGCGGGATCGTGTACTTGTGTTGTCCGACAGGGAAGGTGAGGGGTTCGGGCTGAACCTTCTCGAACGGTTCGAGTGGCATGGCTGTCTCCTTTGGCTGTTCGGCTGTGGGTGGCTGTTGAGTGACGCGGGCGACCACAGCCGAAGCCGCCCGCGTCACGACTGGGATTAGGCGCGGGTGTAGGCGTAGGCGGTGGACACGCCAACGGCGTTGGTGACCGTGACGTTGGCCGCACCGGCAGAACCGGTCGGCATGACCGCGACGATGACCGAGTCCGACACGACGGACCACGTGGTGGCCGAGGTCGCACCGAACTTCACGCCGGTCGTGGCGACCGTGCCTGTGAAGCCAGCACCAGTGATGGTCACCACGCCAGCAGCGGCCACACCAGACGGCAGCGCGGACAGGATGACCGGAACCGTCGCAGCGGTGCCTGGGTTGGTGATCGGGAACAGCAGACCGTCGCCAGTCATCACAACCGTCGCGGCGTCACCATCGGCGACACCATCCTTGGCCCGCGACCACTTCACCAGGGCGACACCCTGGTACGCCTCCGGACCGCCGTTCTTGTCGTACCAGCGGACACCGACGCGGGCGTTGTCGCCGCTCTGTCCGACGCGGGCGCGCAGGAGCTCCTGGCCCGGGTCGTACACACCGGCAGCGGTGCGCCGCCAGAAGTCCGTGCTCACTGCGAAGCCGTTGCTGATGACCTCGTTGCTGTCCCAGCCGTTGGTGTCATACGCGGACGTGTCGATGGTCTTGGGGGTGACGTCCGGCTTGAGGCCGTAGATCCCGTTGAGCTGAAGCCAGCCGGCGGCCAACGTCAGGTCGGCGGTGACGTCCACCCTGAACTTTCGGGCAAGCGAAGTTGAACTTGACATGGTGAGCCCTTTCTGTGGGCATACGAAAGAACCCCATGACAGGCGTCGTGAGGCCGGTTGGTGCGGCTGTTTGTTACCAGGGACGACCGGGCGTCACAGGGACGTCCAGATCGAGTGTGAAATTGTCGGAACGTTCGGACCGTTTGTTGGCGTCCGCACCAAGTTGGATGGACGACACGCGGAGCGCCTGCACCACGTGCGCGGTGCCGAACGTCAGGTCCTCAGCGCCTTGCAGGAGGTTGAACACGGAGTCGCCAAGTTCATCCACGTCGAGGCTGTTGTTGACCACACCGCGGAACCAGAACTGCACACGGACGTGCGAGAGGGCGACCTTGGCCTCATCCGTGGCGGCATATGCGGTGATTGCAATACAACGGTCAGGGGTGGTCGGCAGCGCCTTGAAGAACACCGGCGTCGTGACGCCGTTCGCAGCAAGGTAGGTCGAGAGCCCGGTCAGCAAATCGACAGTGAAGCTCATATCTTGTCCCAGAGGACTTCGCCGGCCTTGTTGATCGCTTCCTGGCCCTTGAACATCATCGCCATCTCCAGGAACTTGGCCTGTCCGCCATGAGGGTGCTTAAAGAAGATGTGCTCGTGGATGTACCGGGCATAAGGCCCGTCGTAAGTGATACCAACAGTATTCAACCCGCCCCGGTCTTTCTTGACTCGCCCGGATGCCGCGAGGTCGCCGTCTTCCTTGGGCACGTCAAGGTCGGACTCCCTGAGGATGATGTCTGCACCCTCAGCCAGTGCGTCCACGACGTTGGCCCGGACCTTGGCGGCGATGTCTTCGAGGTTGAGGTTGTTCTCCCACGTCATGGTCATGAGAAATGCACCTCGATGTGGTCCGGCAGCCCGAGCGAACCGCCGTCGCGGAGGTGAGTCTCTGATACCTGAGCGACCTTGCCGTTGACCGTGACCTGCGACTCGGGGAGGAACACGTCACGGGAGACGTACTGAACGCCCGCAACGGTGAACGTCAGGGGCGCGTAGAAGATCGACTTCTGCACCAGTTGCTCACCGGCACCGGACTGCACGAGGACAACCCCGTCATCAAGGAAGCCCTTGACGGACACGGGCGCCGCGTAGGTGTCACCGGTAGGCCCGGCGCCTGTGAACGTCTCCACGGTCGCCGTGTGGACCCAGAACACCGAGATGGCGCTCATGGGACCACGGGCGGCCACGGGTTGGGCAGCAGGTCGATGTTGAACGCTCCAGAGCGGCTCGCAAGCCTGCGCAGGGTGGACTTGTCTGAGCGGGACAGGTACAGCCCGCCGACACCCAGAGATCCGCCCGTGGTGCCGTATCCGACATGCCCGGAACCGATCGCAACTGTCGTGGCTGACGTGACGTTGGTGTACTGCCTGCCAGCCACGGCCAAGACCGTGCCCAATGCTGTGACGTCAAGTGCCGACCAGATGGTCTCACAGAGGTTCTGAGCCAACAGGAGGCTCTGCGTGGCCCGGACGGTTTCAACACCAGCGGGGTCACCCGTCAGGTACACGCCGAGATCGGACGGGATTGCAATCGGAACAGTCATGTCCGACTCCTCTCGGCGTGTACCACTGGGTTACTCAGGGTTGGGTCAGGCGACCTTGACGGACGCAACGACCAGCGCCTGGGGGCGCAGAACCTTGCCGCCGTAGAGGTGCAGGCCCTTGAGGGCGTCGGCGAAGCGCGCCTGGGGGCGGTACGCCTCAACCTTGCTGATCTGCTCGGCATAGGACGTCGCGATGGACGACCCTGCGATGGCCAACTGCCCGCCACCACTGACGACGAAGTCGGTCACGAGCGCGGACGCCGTGCTGTTGACTGTGCAGGTCGCAACCGAGCCATCAGCGTTGACCGAGGCGATGGCGTTGGCCGCGCCCGAACCGGTGCCGGTCACGGTCAGGCCAACATCGCCCTGGTTCCACGTACCCGCAGCCGAGGTCAGGGACTTGGCGCCCGACGCGGTCGTGGTCGAGATACCAGTGCGGTTGGCCTGGAAGGCGTTGTTGCTCATGAGGATATTGAATCCCGCGGCCTGGCCGACCTGGCCGTTGTGCAACGTGGCGCCGTCACCGGGGCCAGACTCGTTGAAGTGGATGAACCGGGTGTCCCGCAGGAGCTTGCCATAGGTGGCCGGGTCGATGACCAGGAACCGGCCGTCCTGGGGGACGTTGTTCTGGTCGAGCTTCACCTTCGCCGGGACGATCAGGAGGTCGTACACGTTGCCCTGAGTGGAC